TTAAATGATGGTGATACATCTTGAAAAATACAGAATTATTAAGCACAAGAAAACAAGAGTTATATACTAAAAATACCGAAATAATTCAATATTGGAGAAGAAACCCTATTATAGCTTGTCGTGATTTATTGGGCATTAGATTGATGGATTCACAAAAATGGATTTTGCAAAATAGTTGGAATACTCCATATAATGTTTGGTGTTGTAGTAGGGATTATGGCAAATCTTTTCTTGGTGCAATTTTAATGATGTTGAAATGGATGCTATTTGAAAATCAATCTATATACATAATATCATCAGTTGGTTCACAAGCACAAGAAACCTTTCAAAAAATAGAGAAAATAGCTCTTAATAGAATTGAATCAATTAAAAGTTTAAAAGATGTTTTTGCAAATGAAACAGTTAAATCTCCAAGTAATACAACTGGTTTTACACACAACCCTAGTTCTTTTAGGGTTAGCTCATATAATGGAAGCGATATTTTTACATTGAATGGTAAGCCAGATAATAACAGGAGTAAACGAGCCAGCTTAGTGTTTTTTGATGAAGCTGGTTTTTCTAGCGAAGAATTATTAACTGCTGCAATAGCATTTGCAGTACAAGATACTGATTTTACAACTTCAATAGATGAAGAATTTAGTATGGATACGCAAAAACGTAAATGTCCTACTCAATTAGTTTTTGCATCTTCAGCAAGCGACACTGATTCTACTTTTTTTGCTAAATATAAAGAATATTCAAAAAAAATGTTTATAGGTAATACTAACTATTTTTGTTGTGATATACCATGTGAAATACCATTAAATCCTATGATGGATGGTGAACCACACGCTCCACTTATTAAAAAAGAACAAGTTGAAGATGAATTAAAAACTAATAGAGAAAAAGCAATGCGTGAATATTATAATAAATTTTTAACAGATGGTGGAGAAACACAAATAATAAAAAGATCTCAAATAATAAGAAATGAAACTTTTCAATTGCCTGTATTAGCAAATACAAACAAGGATAAATTTTTATTTGCTATAGATCCTGCTAGAACATATGATAATAGTGTTTGTTCTGTGATGCGATTGTGTGAAGATATTAATATAGGATATTATGGTGAAATAGTAAATTCTATTTGTTTTGTAGACATAGGCAAGAAGAAGAAAATACCAATGAAAACACCAGATCAAATTAGTTATTTTAAACAAATGCTTTTAAATTATAATGGCAACCAATCACCAGATTATGAAAATATCAAAGCCGTACTTATTGATTCAGGATCAGGTGGAGGTGGTTATTCTGCATGGGCAGATAATCTTTTAGAAGATTGGTATGATAAAAGTGGCAAAAAACATAAAGGACTTATAGATAAAACAAATGAATTTTATGAAAGTGATATAAAAAAATTCCCTAATGCTTCTAATATATTGCAATTAATATCACCTAAAAAATATAAAAAACAAATGGTAGAAGAATTAATTGAACTTTTGGAACTTGATTTAATAAAATTTCCAAAAGAATATAATGGGAAAGGATTTATTAATATTGCAATAGATGATGACAAACATAATGTAAGAGATATTAAAACAAGACATTTAAGTGTTGATGAACAGATATCTTTAAGCAATATAGATATAATGAAAACTGAAACAACTTCAATACATAGATTTACAAATGCAGGAAATACAAATGTAGAATATAGGTTACCCAAAGATAAAGAAAGAATAATGCATGATGATAGATTTTTTACATTAATCATGTTAGCTCATGTTTTATATGAATTAAGAAGAAGTCACATTACAAATAAAGAAGTAAAAAAACAAGATATATCTAAATTACTTAATACTTTTAAACAACCTCAATTACGAAAAAATAAATTATGAAAGGGGTGAGAAATTGTCTGATTTGAATGATGATGTAAAAAAAAATTTAGCATTACGGTTTTCTGAAATGGCAAGATTAGTTAAAGCTGATTTAAAAAATCCAAAAAATACTAATTATGCTTTTTCTAAAAATTTTGATAAAGATGATGTAATGACGTGGCTTTCTGCTCCAGACAGATATGAAAATAGATTAAGAGATTTGTCTAGATTTTTGTATGATGCAAGTTCTCATTATAAAAGATTAATTCAATATTTTTCTACAATGTTGTTGTATTATTATTATGTAGAACCTTTAAGTTTAAAAGAAGATGATGATCCAAAAAAAGTTACAAAAAAATATTTAAAAGCTTTAGATATATTTGAAAATATGAATTTGTCTCATGAATTTGGTAAAATATTACAAACTATATGGATAGAAGATGTTTTTTATGGTTATGAGCATGAAACAAAAGATTCGTATTTTATTCAGAAATTAGATCCTGATTATTGTGCTGTTTCTTCTATTGAAGATGGTGTTTTAAATTTTTCGTTTAATTTTTCTTATTTTAACGTAAAAAAAGATGATTTAGAGCAATTTCCACCTGAATTTAGGCAAAAATATTCAAAATATAAAGGAAATAATTCATTAAAATGGCAGGAATTAGATTCTAAAAAGACTATTTGCATTAAATTAAATGAGAGTATTCCCTATCCTATTCCTCCCTTTGCTGGAATATTTGAAGAAATTTATGATATTGAAGATTATAAATCATTAAAATTAGCAAGAACTGAACTTGAAAACTATATGATTTTAGTTGAAAAAATACCTTATATAAAAGATGCAGATGAAGCTAATCAGTTTGCTTTAGATTTAGAAGAAGCTATTAAATATCATAATAGAGCATCACAAGAATTCCCAGAACAAATTGGTTCAATGCTTTCTCCTTTTGAAAAAGTAGAAGCAATATATTTTAATAAAAAAGATAATAGTTTGGATAATGTTGCTGCTGCTGAAAATTCTTTATATAATTCAGCAGGTGTTTCAAAATTACTTTTTAATAATGATAATCAGTCTGGTGCTGCTTTATCTAAATCAATTATTATGGATGAAAATATTTTGTTTCATGTTTTAAGACAATTTGAGAGATGGATTAATAGGAAAGCAAAATATAATAATTTAAAATTTAAAATTTGGTTTTTGGACATAACAAGAAACAATCAAGAAGATGTAATTAAAATACTTAAAGAAGCTGCACAATCAGGTTTACCTTGTAAACTTATGTATTGTTCTGCGATAGGTTTATCTCCAAGAACTTCAATAAATATGTCTATTTTTGAGAATAATATATTAAATATTGTAGATAATTTTATACCATTAAAAACATCTCATACTTTAAGTGGCGAACCTGGTCGCAAACCAATAGATGACAATAAATCTTCTGAAGAAAAACAAAAAACAGATGAAAATGATGGTAACAATCCTGACAATAGAGATTATTAAAGAAGGTGATTATTTTGAATAATTTCATATATTGTTTTAGTGAAAAAGACAAGAAGAGATTAGAGTCTAAAGGATATAAACTTTTCCAAAGATACAAAAACGAAGAAAAAGAAATATTTATATTTCTTAACGCTCCTGATATGGTTTTTGATTTAAAAGGAAAGTTTGTTCTTTCTGATAATTTAACTTTTTGAGGGGAGGTGTAATATGGCTATTAAATTATTTGGAAAATTTGAAAAATCAGAAAAAAACATTGATAATTCTACTTTTGAAACAGTTTCAATACGTGTTCATGGTTTGGGCAGCAATGCTAATAACTCAGACATTACAAATAAAGCATTTGATAAAGCAAGTAGCAGTATTTATGGTATTCCAATTGTTGCAAAATATACAACAGAAAATGATATATATGGCAAAGAGGGAGATCTTACTTCTCATAATCAAATTCTTAGAAAAGATAAAGATGGCAGATATGTTTTGCAATATGACACAGTTCCTCTTGGATTTTTAAGTCCTAATAGCAATATTTATCAGGAAGACGTACAAGAAGATGATGGTACTATTCGTACTTATATATGTGCAGATGAAATTATTCTTTGGAAAAGATATGATTCAACTAAAAAGATTATTAATTGGCTTGAAGATGGTATTATACCAAAGGTATCAATGGAGATTGGTGATGTAGATGGCTTTATAAATGAAAATGGATTTTTTGAAATTAGTTCTTATGAATATTTGGCTATATGTGCTCTTGGTTCTGATGTAGAACCATGTTTTGATAAGGCTGATATACAAATGTTTTCAGAACAATCATTCAATGATTTATATAAGGAAATGGTTTGTTCTTTTAATAAACAATTTAATAAAAAAGAAGGAGGTATAGATAGTGTGGATAAAAAATTAAAATTGCTTAAAAAATATAATATTGAGCAAAAAGATTTGGATTTTTCTATAGAAGAATTATCTATTGAAGATTTAGAAACAAAAATAAAAGAATTTGTAGAAAAATTTTCTTTAACAGCAGAACAGTTTAGAGAAGAATTAATTAATGCTCTTTCAAAAGAAAAATTTGAAGATGATTGGGGATGGGAATCTTCTGCTTATGTATATATGGATTATAACGAAAAATCAAAAGAAGTATATGCATTTGATGTGAAAGATAATTGGAAGTTAGTTGGGTTTAATTATTCTTTAGATGGAGATACAGTTGTTGTTGATTTTGAATCTAAAAAGCGTAAGAAATTTGAAATTGTTGATTTTGATGAAGGCTCAACAGAACTTTCATTATTCCCACAAGAAGCAATTGATTATGCTAAAAAAATTAAAGAAAAGGAACTCCAAGAAGAATTTGCTTCAGAGAAAAATAAAATTGAAAAAGCTAAAGATGAAATACAATCAGATTTTGAAGAAGTAAAAAAAGAATTCCAGCTTTTTAAAGATGAAAATCAAAGACTAAAAGATTTTGAAGCCAAAACATTAAAAGAAAAACGTGAAGCAGAAGAATCTGAATTATTTGGTAAATTTTCTAAGCTTAATGGAATTGAAGAATATGAGGATTTAAAGAAAAATTCAGGTAATTATTCAATTGAACAATTAGAAAAAGAAATCGCTTTTGTGGCAGTTAAAAACGATATGGTTTTTTCTAAGAAAGATCCTGAAAAAAATAAAATTACTTTGAATTATAATCATGGGTTAGATAATAAACCCTATGGTGGTATTGTTGAAAAATTATTAAAGAAAAATGATAAGGAGGAATAAAAATGGGTTATGGAATTTTTAGGTCAGATCGATTAGATTGCACAAAAACAGGCAATATAAGAAGTGCCAGATATTATGAATCTGCAACACCTACTACAATTGAAAATGGCATGTTGGTACAAGTAGATGAACTTTTAGATGCATCTGCAAATAGAGAAATTTTTGAAGCAGTAGCACCTTCAGCTATAACTAGCGTAAATGTGGGTGTGGTTAGCACTCCTGAACTTATTTACGATGAAACAACTAAGAAAAACCTTGGTGAATTTATAAATGCGGCAGGTGACAATATAAGAGTTTCTATGCTAAAAAAAGGCGATATTCTTTCTGTTTCAGATGAATGTATAGATGCTGAAAGCACTGTTCCAGTGGTAGGTAATTATGTAATTATCAAAGCAGGAAATACAAAATGGGATGAAGAAACATCTCTTGGTACCACTGAAAGTCTTGTTGGTAAGATAATTGCAAGAGAATTATTCAATTCAACTAGAGATACATATCTTAATGTAATTGAAATAATAAAAGCGTAATTAAATATTAAAAAAGGAGGGAATTAATAATGGCAGAATTAAAAAATGATCTTGTCAAATTGGCTGTTGACAGATATAAAAATAGAACAAGTGGAAGTTACTCTAAGACTGAAGTACTTGATGCTTTAAGAGAAGGTTTTGTACAATTAAATGGTGGTTCTACAAAATTAAATTATAAAAAATTAAGGAGAAATAAAGTTGAAATATTTGAAATTATCGAAGAAATACTTGAAAAAACTGTAATAGAAGGACTTCCTGATGATAATTTCTTTACTAATTTTGTAGATGATAGGAATTTAAAACTTGGAGATCAGAATTCATTTTATGTGCCCGATAATAGCATATTGAGTGTTTCTGAAATATCTTCTGGTACTACAGGGCTGAGAAGACAGAGAATGGATGTCGGAAGTAATATTTCTATAACTACTTCTATTAAGGGTATTAAAATTTATGAAGAACTTGATAGATTGCTTTCAGGTAGAGTAGATTTCGATCAGTTTATGACAGCATTAGAAAAAGCTTTTAGACAAAAAATAAATGATGATACTTATGATACTTTTACAAACGTATTTGCTTCGCTTCCTGCTACTTTTACAGAGGGTGGCTCATATAACGAAAATACTTTAATTGATCTTGTAGATCATGTTGAAGCTGCTACTGGTAGAGATGCTATGATAGCAGGTACAAGAAGGGCACTAGCCAAAATAACAATATCTGATGCCGCTCAATCTGATAAGGCGAAAGAAGACAAATACAATTTAAGTTATTATGGTAGTTTTTATGGTACTCCAGTAATGGGTATAAAACAAGTACATTCAGTTGGTGGTTATAGTTTTAAATTATCACAAACTGATATATATATAATAACTGGCGAAGAAAAACCTGTTAAATTTGTAACAGAAGGAGATGTAACAATTCTTGATGGAAATCCTATGGATAATGCTGATTTAACACAGGACTATTTCTTCTCAAGTAAATATGGAACAGGAGTAGTTATTACTGATTTGTTTGGTAAATATTCTATTTCTTCATAAATTAAATGATAAAATCTGGTGGGTATTAATATGCCCACCTTATTTTTAGGAATGAAAGGGAGATTACAATGGAAAAATATAAGCCTGATTTAAACAAAATGATTTGTGTGGAAAATATTTCTAGCGGGGGTTTAACATATGTAAGTAAGAGACAAAATGGTTATTTGGTAGAGTGGGAGAAGCCAGGTGATAAAAACTATATAGAGCTTTCTGAACTTGTGAATATGAGAAATGCTGATAGACGTTTTTTTGAAGAACCTTGGATTCGTATAAGGGAAGAAAATGAGATAGATATTTTAAAATTTCTTGGTGTTTATAAATATTATAAAAGCATTATTGATTTAAATAACATAGAAGACATATTTAAATTACCTATTAGCAAATTTAAAGTTAAATTTTCTTCTTTATCAAAAGGACTTAAAGAAACTGTTGCTGAAATGGCAGCAAACAAAATAAAAAACAATAAGTTGGATTCTATAAAAATCAAAAATTTTATAGAGAAAGAATTGAATTTAGATTTATCTATATTAATTCCAAAAACTAAATTTAAGGAGGGATAATTATGTCTACTCCTTTTTCTAATATTTATAATCTGTTTTTAGATAGCATATCTGATTATACTTTTTTAGATTTAGATATAGATGTAAAAAATTCTATATTAAAAGGATATCTTATAAAAGCAGTTATAAACTTTAAAAAATCTAATACGGATTTATCAAGGAATGACGATACGGAAGTTTTTACTAATGATTTAACAGAAGAAGAACAGTTTATTCTTTCTCAATATATGGTTATGTTTTGGATGATTCAACAAATTTATAATATAAATCTTTTACGTCAAAGAATGTCTTCTAAAGATTTTAAACTTACTTCACAAGCACAACACTTGGAAACACTTTTAAAATTAAAAAAAGAACATCGAAAAGAAATTGATAGTTTAGTAAGAAAATATGTGAATGATTTATATAATTTGGATGATGATTTAGAATGATACAAACTAATTATAATGCAATTCCTAATAAACTTTTTTTAAATTATTTAAATTTTCTTGTGGGAAAATTATATAAAATATTGCCTATGTTTGAGAATAAGGATAAAACATTAATAAAATATCTCAAAAATTTACAAATAGAATTAACTGGGAATTTAGATTTAATAGAAGAATTAAAATATGATGGTAATTTGCAAACTATTTTAAATAATGTTGAATATATAATTCAGAATAATGTAACAAGG